GAATCGATTGCTGGCAAATCACCATTGTTAGAAGCTAACCGTCATGTGGCTTGGTTAGATAACACCAAGCCGTTCTATTGGGTGCCTTACACGGGTGATCAGGTTGGCATGCCATTTTTCTGGCTTGATACCTCTGCGCCAGAATGGGCAGTTATGGAAATCAATGTCGATTTACCAATCACAGTTTATTGGCGTTTGGCTCGTCGCTATCCAGATTTAGTCAACGGTAATGTTATTAATACAGGCGAAATTCGTGCCGAATTTCTACGTGTTCTTGATCAAGGTCGTGGCTCGGATTTGGGGCGTGTAATTAACTCGTTTCAAGCAGCACAGTTTCCAGAGCACCATCACAAAGTCAAGATGGCGGCTGGCGGTACAGCGTCCAAGGGTAAAGCATACGTTGTTGGTTCTAACAATACCTTAACGACATTTCAGCAAGATTTTTATACCGGCACAGACAATAGTAACTCGTATGGTGATGGACCTGAGATTACAAGTGAAGTAGAGGTCTCTAATAAAAACATTGTTGACAACATCGCTCGTCCAATGGCGATTGCAATTTAAGGGGGATGTGTGAGTAAAGAAGTTAAGTATTACTATCCAATAGATAGAAAAAACCAAGAAGTTCTCGCGCCTGTTAAAGCAGAATATCGCGGAGGTATTTATCACATACCAAGAGATGCGCTTCAATCAGAACCATTACCACGAAAGCAAGGATTTGCTGTCGTTGCGGTTCTTGATGAATTAGGAAAGGCTATTAATTCTAGATACATAGAAGACCATCGAGGTACGACGATTTATGATGAAGCGGATTGCACTAAGTTAGAAGTTGTTTCTGTACTTGGGCCCATCAAAAAGGACTTCACGCCTGATAAACCAATAACGATTTTTGATGAACGTATTGATAACGCTTGGGTAACAAATCAAAGCAATAAATACATTGCAGATTATGATCAAGTTGATAGTGCACGTCGAGCTGCTTACCGAAAAGTTAGTGATCCACTATACATGGAAGCGAGCCGCAAAGAGTCTAAAGGCTTAACTGATGAGGCGGCAGCGTTCAGACAGCAAGCTGATGCTGCAGTAGAGCTAATCCAAGCCGAGCACCCTTGGCCGACTCCGCCAGAGGTTTAAGCGATGTGGAAACAATCCTCACTAAGTTGGCCTAGCAGTTCACAAGCAATTCAAACCAGTGCCGAACAGGTAACAGACCAAATCGACACAACGATGAATGATGCAGTTAGCCGCTTAATTAACCTTGAAAGTGACGCTAGTTATGGACGTCACTCTTTAAGTGAAGAAGCGAGTAGGTTACTTGGCCTACGTGGTGATCTTGAATCTTTGTTAAGAACAGGCTCTGTACTAACCGCCACACCTTATCAGTTTCAAGTTGGTACTAAACTGGATTCGGGTTGTTATCTGAACTCACAAGCTGCGGTCAAAGTGCTATCTAGTAAACTCCGTGATCATGCTGATAAGTATCGACCAAATGGCGATCTTCATTGTGTCGCGCTCATGGTGACGGCTTCACAGTTAGCACAGTTCGTTAATCAGTTGGCGGATCTTGTTTCCGTGTTTCCTATACCAGATTGGTGTCAGGTGGCTAGGCAAACTCAGGTACTAGTGACCAATGAAACCGATAAGCTTCACCAACCTGCTGTAATCGTCCAGCCTCGCTTTAAACCTATGGCGAAACTCAATGCCAACCCATTGCATGATGCTTTGCATTGGCAGGGGGCACAAATCTCCACGCTCGAATCGTTAGCTGATGATGCAAGCAACGTGATCGGTAAGTTGCAGGTACTGGCAGCAAAACGAGCCAGTAAGCTGAATGATGTTAAAGCCCAGATAAATGCGCTGAAAAACCTAAAAGGCAGTGTTTACGCTTTTTCTGTTTCTGGTAGTGCTGAAAGCATTGCAACGCAGATTAGCCAAGCAGGTGCGCCAAACAATCATCAATTCACCGTGGCGAGTCTATTGCTTAGCCATGAACCAATAACCTTTTTTGAGGACTTGCTTTGTTAGGAGGTAGTCAATGTTAGCTCTTGATGGTGTGCCGGTTAACTTAGACTCGATGAAAGTTGAAATGTCGATGGAGTTAAAAGACCAAGACATGAGCGGCCAATCATCGGGTACCGATGCGGCAGAGCAAGGCGATAAAGGTAAGAAACTGACCTTTAATGGTCGTGTTCCTTTCACACGTGTAGAAACGCTCACCCAGTTGTACTCGCTTGCTTCGGACAAAGACGAAACTAATACACGCAGGGTTTATCGGATTGGCAATGATATTGCGTTAGCACTCAAGATTCGCAACGTGAAATTCACTGGCCGTATTAATGCGAGAGAGCATGAAACCTTGCAGGCTTGGAACGTCTCTTTTGAGTTGCGAGAGCACAACAGTGTGGCAGAGCAAAAAGAACAACGTGCCAAAGAGCAAACCAAACCAGAACAGCGAGAAAACACACGACTAAAACAGGCACTGAATAACGCAGAGGAAGCAACGCAATGAAGCTAGAAAAACGCCTGTTTATCAGTAGTGAAGAAGTCAAACTGGTAAGTGACATGGTGAGCCTAAAGCTATCACTAGGTAGTGTTGCGATCTTCGAAGTTGAAACCAAGGAAGAGCCAGAGCAGTTTGCGTCTGTTCGCTTTGATATTGGTTATGGGAACAAAACCGCTCCTTGGTTTGAGGGGTATATTGATAAAGTTCAACCTGCAGCCAATGGCTACCATAAAATTACGGTAAAAGAACTGGTTGGCATTTTGTCTAAACGCTGGGCGGTTAGCTTAGAGCACCCAACCGCTGAGCAGGTGATCGGCGTTCTTTCAGATATGACAGGGCTTGAATTCAACCTGCCTGATGCAGACTACATCAAAACCACGATTCCAAACTTTGTTTGCCAAGGAACTGGCTACCAGTGTTTAGAGCAAATCGCCAAGGCGTTTTCTATTCCTGATTGTGTTTGGTTCCAACATACTGATCAGGTCGTGTACTTCGGTTCGTATCAAGATAGTCACTTCGACAATAAACCTATGCCGATACCGGAAGAGTTCACCTGTCGCCAAAGTGGTAACAGTGTCACCTTTGTTCCGTTCCCTATGCTAAGGCCAGGCAGAGTCATGAACGATAAGCGAGTTAATCGAGTGGATTTGATTCAAGACGAAATGACCGCTTATTGGAAGACCGAGCAATCAGAAGTGTCACCAAAGAAACGTGAAACGTTGCAGAACTTCCCAGAGTTGGCAGCAGGTTTTCATTTGCCTAAGTTTGGCCGTGTTGAGGCAGTAAGAGACACAGCGACAGCCGGACAAGTCGCTGACCCATTTCGCCCAAGGTTTGCGGTAGATGTTCAGGTACTTGATGAAAACTTAAACCCAGATATTAATGTGCCTGTCTATCGTTCCATTCCATTACCTGTTCATATGAGTGGACATGAATCTGGATTATTGTCTTACCCTCTAGAGGGAACATTGGTTGAAATCGCATTCGCCTATGGTCGCAATGACAGACCTATCATTCGTGGTGTTTATGGCCGTGAATATTCGTTGCCATCGATTGAGCCAGGGGAACAACTACAGCAGCAACGTAAAGAGGTAAGTAACCGAATTGATGCAGCAGGAAACACCACCCAGCAAACCGACCAAACGCAAAACCAAAAAGCATTCGAAAAGCTCGATCAAGTAGAACGTTATCGTGGTGAATTTGGGCAGCACCATATTTTGGTTGATGAGCACAGTATTGAAGAAGTCATCGGCAAAAAGCTAATTGAAGCACTAGGCGCCATTAACCTAATTGCAGGTGATGACATTGTGCTAGGCAGCTTGGGCAATATGCAGACTGCTACCGCTGGCGAATTGGTGGAGACTATCGGCAAAGTGCGTCGAAGCATTGCTGCTGATCACCAATGGCTACAAGCACCGAAGACATGGATTGGTTCAAAAGAAGAAAATGTACTGATTCTACTGTCAGAGTTAATGCAAGTCGTGAAAGAGCTAGCCGATACATTGGCAAGCCACACGCATAGCGGCGTTGCAGCTGGGTCATCAACAACCAAAGCGCCAGTGCAGGGCAGTGCCATTTCGCAACATGGTAATAATAGCGGTTGCCTAAAATCGACGTTAGATTCAGTGACAATGATGTAATATTTCTCATGAAAAGCTGCTCCTAGCTCGCTCGAAATTCATTGATTTTGTTGGTATGATTCCTAACTTTTTACTGTATATAGATAATTATGAAGTTTCGATATGATATAAATGGACTAAGAGCAATAGCGGTGATTGCAGTTGTTTTATACCATTTTAACCCGGTATGGTTACCTGGCGGCTTTGCTGGTGTAGATGTCTTTTTTGTTATATCAGGCTTTCTGATGACAGGAATTATTTTCCGAGGTTTCGAAGGAAATAGCTTCAACTTATTAAAGTTTTATACTGCTCGCGCTAAGCGAATCATTCCAGCACTTACAGTTATTTGTTTGTCTCTTCTTTTATTCGGCTGGTTTTTTCTTTCGCCAATTGAGTATAAAGAACTAAGTAAACATGCTGGAAGCAGCTTGATTTTTCTTTCTAACTTTATTTATTGGAAAGAATCTGGTTACTTCGATGTGGCTTCACATGAAAAGTGGCTTTTGCATACATGGTCCCTTTCTGCAGAATGGCAATTTTACATAATCTACCCGATTGTTTTGATGATTTTAAAACAATGCCTTCCCTTAGAAAAATTGAAGAGATTGATAGTTATTTGTACTTTTTTGGGGTTTGTATGCGGTGTTGCTTTGTCGATGAAATGGCCAACATCATCCTATTATCTTCTTCCCGCCAGAGCCTGGGAGATGATGGTTGGAGGAATCGCTTACCTATACCCTTGGAGTGTTTCAGAAGCTAAGAAAAAACGATTAGAAATCGTAGGGATGATGTTAATACTTACATCATACATTTTTTTCTCAAGTGATAATCTATGGCCAGGATATTTGGCATTGTTTCCTGTTTTGGGAACTTACTTGGTTATTATAACAAATAGACAGGAAAGTAATTATACAAATAATAGGGTTTTTAATTTTTTAGGGAAGTGCTCCTATTCTATTTACCTAGTTCATTGGCCTATAATTGTTGCAATAAATAAATTTGGTCTCCATAAGGAATTATCGACTTGGCTTCTTGCATTTCTTTACTTTTTATCAGTGGCTACTTTAGGTGGACTAATTACACGATATGTAGAGAGTTCTACTGGAATTATTTCAAATGCGAGTATTAACTTATTAGCAAAGAAGGTTATTTTTCTGTCGGCACTGTTTTTTTCAATATTAACTTACAATACAAACGGTGCAGAGAAGAGGCATAATGATAACTACTCCTTGAGTGAGGAGCAAAGCAGGTTAAGAGCTAATTATGGTCTAAGTAAACGTTGCGATGGAAAATTTACTCTTTCTGAGAGTTGTAGAACGCACGAAAATGTTAATATGGTAGTTTGGGGAGATTCTTTTGCAATGC